AACGTAGCTTATGAGGGCAAGACAAAAGACGCCCTTACCATTAAAAACGATAAAATGGGCGACGACAGCTTTAGACAGTTTTTGAGAGACGCCTACGTTGCCGCAGATGCTGTAATGAAAGCCGGTGCGGTCTTTTATATTTGGCATGCAGACTCGGAAGGTTACAACTTCAGAGGAGCTGCTTTTGATGCAGGATGGAAAGTCCGTCAGTGCTTGATCTGGGAAAAACAAACCCTTGTCATGGGGCGGCAGGATTACCACTGGAAACATGAGCCGTGTCTCTACGGGTGGAAAGAAGGGGCAGGACATCTTTGGGCGGCAGACAGAAAGCAGACAACTATACTTAAGTTTGACAGGCCATCGCGCAACGCAGAGCATCCAACAATGAAGCCAGTTGCCTTATTTGAGTACCAGATGCTTAACAACACAAAGGGCGGCGATATTGTTCTGGATAGTTTCGGAGGCTCTGGCACAACAATGCTGGCAGCCGAAAAGAACGGCAGGGTGTCGCGCCTTATGGAGCTAGACCCAAAATACTGTGACGTCATCATCAAGAGATGGCAAGACTTCACCGGCAAGCAGGCTATACACGCCGAAACAGGAAAGACATTTGCGGAGGTAAGTAATGTCCCGCAGACCGCATGAGCCAACCGAAAAAAGCAAGGCAGAAGTGGCTGCGTTAATTTCTTACGGCGTCCCTGTAAAGCAGGTGGCGGCTTACATCGGTATCGATGACAAGACCCTGAGCAAGCATTACCGCGAGATCATGGACGAGGCTATGGCGAAGGCTCACGGTCAGGTCGGGCGGTTCTTGTTCCAGGCGGCATCTGGTACATCCTTGAAGGATGGCGCGACCTATGCCGACTGCATTCGGGCTGCGATGTTCTATGCCAAGACCCAGATGGGATTCAAGGAAACCGACAGGATTGAGCAGACTGGGGCCGATGGTGGGCCGATTCAAACGGAATGGACTGTAAGGGTAGTCGATGCCGGAAATGCAGCTACCTAAAATCCTTTTGCCGCTGATTCAGAAGCCTAAACGCTTCAAAATCATCATCGGCGGCAGGGGAAGCGGTAAATCACAATCGGTCGGGGACATCTGCTTAATGGATGCCCAGACGCGAGGGATCAAGACCGCCTGCTTTCGAGAGTACCAAGTCACGATGGATGACTCGGTGCTTTCTCTCCTATCTTCAGAGATAGACAGGCTTGGGCTACAAGGATTCAAGTCGCTTTCAAACTCGATTCAGTACGATGGGCAGGATGCTTTCAAGTTCCGAGGACTCGCTAGGAACCCTGAAGGCATCAAGTCCATGCATGGATTTAAGCGATTCTGGGTGGAAGAAGCCCAGACGATCAGCTTTGAGTCGCTAAAGGCTTTGACTCCAACGCTGAGAACCGATGAATCTGAAATCTGGATGACTGGCAACCCAAGGCATTCAAGCGATGTTTTCTCTCAGCGATTTATCAAGCCTTGGGAGAAGCAGCTTAGGCGCGATAAATACTACGAAGATGACTTACACCTTGTCATCTGGGCCAACTACAACGACAACCCGTTCTTCCCCGAAGTCCTAGAGCAAGAACGAGCATATGACGAAACCAACCTGTCCACGGCTCTCTATAGACATATTTGGCTAGGGGAGTATTACGACGAGGTAGAGGATTGCATTATCCCTGTGGAGTGGTTCGACGCTGCCATTGATGCCCATGAGAAGCTTGGATTTAAGCCCGAAGGGGCTATCATTGCCAGCCATGATCCTAGCGACGAAGGTGGCGACTCTAAGGGCCTAGCTATCCGCCGAGGCTCAGTTGTGCTACAAGTCTGCGAAAAGATCACAGGCGACTCCAACGAGGGCATGGATTGGGCGCTAGAGGAATCACGCAAAGCTGGTGCTGATTGGTTTGTCTGGGATTGCGATGGTATGGGGATTAGTCTTAAAAGGCAGGTAGAGCAAGCCCTGTCGCATACCCGCACACATTATTGGATGTTCCGTGGAAGTGAGACGCCAGACGATCCCGAAGGCACTTACGCTAACGACAAAGAGCAGCGCAAGACCAATAGAGATACGTTTTTTAACAAGAGAGCGCAGTATTGGTGGAAGCTCAGGGAAAGGTTTGAGAATACCTGGCGAGCGATTGAGCAGAAGAAATACATCAACCCAGACGATATGATCTCTCTGTCATCTGGTATTGAAAGCCTCGACCAGCTCAGGGCCGAGGTTTGCCGCATCCCGCTAAAACGCAACAATAATGGTAAGATACAGATCATGAGCAAGCTGGAAATGGCAAAGAAGCCCTACCAGCTACCGTCTCCGAACATGGGTGATTCGTTGATGATGAGTATGTATTCGCCCAAGGCCATCATGAATCAGGTGGCAACAATCAAATTTGCCGGATGGGGTGGACGCTAATGGCTGAATACGAAAACGGCTCCGAGATGGACTCCGAGGACGATGGCTATACAAGCAAAAAGGCTATTGAGGCGGGAGACGAAATCCTCGACATGGAGGATAAGTACGACTCCCATGACGCCATTATCAATCTGTTAAAAGCAGCTCAATGGGCCGACCACGACAACCGCGAGGCTGCTAGGGAGGCTCATCTTTTCGTCTCAAAACGGGACGGTCAGTGGGAACCTTACTGGTGGAACAATAACGCGAACAAGCCTCGGTACACTTTCGACATGGCCTCGCCCATCGTTGACCAGATTTCTGGAGAGATTGAGCAGGCTGACTTCGATATCAAGGTTTCCCCTGCTGGCGGTGACGCAACCAAAGAGATCGCCGAAACCTATGACGCGATTATCAGGAATCTGGAAACCATATCCAATGCCAGCACTATCTACTCCCAGTCAGCTAGAGGCGCAGTAACTTGCGGTTTTGATGCATGGCGCGTGGTACAAAAGTTTGCTGACGACAATTCTTTCGACCAAGACCTGCTTGTTGAGCCTATTGGTAATGCGATTGACCGAGTCTGGTTCGACCCTTCTGCTCAGTTGCAAGACAAGTCAGATGCTCGTTATTGCTTTGTGCTGCATCCGATTTCGACCGAGGAATATTACGCTCGCTGGCCTGAAGGCTCGGGATCGAGTGTGTCCGATGATCGTGAGGGTGATGCCTATTACGACAAGGCCGAAGTGGTTGTGATCGGGGAACTCCTCTATATCGAGGAGGAGATGCGTGAGCTGGTCTTGATGAGTAACGGCCAAGTTCACGAGGTCAACGAGGACTTTGAGTCTATCAAAGACGAACTATTGCAGATTGGCGTTACCGAAGTCCGTAGGCGTGAGCGCAAGTACAAGAAGGTTTGTTCGCGTCTCTTTGATGCGTCTGACTGGCTTGAGGATGATCGGGATACAGCTTTCTGCTATCTGCCCGTAGTCCCTGTTTACGCCAACTTCAAGATTCTTGAGAACAAAACAATTTATTACGGCGCAGTAGAAAAGCTGATGGACTCCCAGCGAGTCCTGAACTATTCACTTTCCCGTGAGATTGAGGAAGGCGCTCTTGCTCCGAGGGCTAAGTATTGGATGACAATGGCTCAGGCTGCTGGGCATGAACTCCAACTCCAGACCCTGAACACAAATACCGATCCTGTCCAATTCTACAACCCTGATCCTCAGTCTCCTGGCGCTCCTCAGCAGCAGGGTGGCGCTCAGATTAACCCTGGACTACGGACTATCTCCGAAGCAATGCGCGGGATTATCGGAATGTCTGCTGGGATGTTTGCCTCTAACATGGGCGATAATCCGGGGCTTCAGTCTGGTGTAGCGATTGAGCGGCTCCAAAGCAAAGGCGATAACGGAACTCACAAATACTTCCAGGCTCTTGAAATCGCTATAGGACACACGGGGAAGATTTTTGTCTCAACCATTCCGAAGGTCTACGACAACCAGCGAGTCATGCGCTTGATGTATGAAGATGGCTCACTAGAGATGAAGCCCATAAATCAGGAAGTCATTGACGGTCAAACAGGGAAAGTTGTGAAGGTAAACGACCTTTCTGCTGGGACGTATGACGTTGTTTGTAAAGCTGGGCCGAGTTTCAGAAACCGGCAGGAACAGACTCTGAGAACCATGATTG